GAAGAGAGTTCACTTGTAATCACCAACAATATCATGGTGAGTTCCTTCATGCGTTAGCTTTCGCAGTTAACACCATACCTGACAGGTCATTGAGCTTTCAGGTTGTATTTACAGGTTGTACCGAAGATGACAATGTTCATGGTGGTGCGATGTGGGCAAGAATGCCGATACAGGCACTTGTAGCAGATATACCTGTAGATGAATGGGCAGAACCTATGGAAGATCATTTATGTCAACCTTGGGATTGCGAAGCTAGAAATCATAGTGTCATTGTTATGGACAGAGTTAGTTCTTCCCCTTGGCTTTGTAAAATAGACAATGCATTTTATACTGCAAAATATTTGTTCACAGTTGATTACACTGAGAGTGATATAGCAGATGACCCTGCACAACATAAACAATCACACGTGATGTATTTGTTAGATGCAGGTAAGTGGACAGGTAACATTGTTGCATTACCAAATAACAGAGTTAGAGCAACAAGTCCTGCATTATGGGTAACAGGAGAAGGTGCTCCTGACTTTGCTCCATCACAATGGTTACATTCAGCAGAGTCACATGAATCTTATCTAGACCCTTATACAACATTTAACAATCTATATTCAGATGGTAGCAAAAGTAGCAACAATAAAAAGAAAAATAAGAAATAAACAAAAACTTGGTTTTTCTGAGAGAGCTAGAGCAGTGAATAAAGGATTGTTACCATCAAAGGCGAAAAAGAATGCAAAAAACAAAAGCTAAAAAAACAATCAAAAAAGTAGCAGGTAAATTAAAAAAGGCTAGTAAAGCTCATGCTAGTCAAGCTAAATCTTTATCTGCTATTAAATTAAAGAAAGGTGGTAGCACTGTTAACAAAGCAGGTAACTACACTAAACCTGCAATGCGTAAAAGAATATTTAATAGAATAAAAGCAGGAGGCAAAGGTGGTGCTCCGGGACAGTGGTCTGCACGTAAGGCACAAATGATGGCTAAAGCATATAAGGCAGCAGGTGGTGGCTATCGCAACTAAAAAGAAAAGAGACCCTAAAGTTGGCACAGGTAAAAAACCGAAAGGCTCGGGCAGACGTTTATACACGGATGAAAACCCTAAAGACACAGTTAGCATCAAGTTTGCCACACCGACAGACGCAAGAAACACAGTTAGAAAAGTTAAAAAGGTTAATAAGCCATATGCGAGAAAGATACAAATACTTACAGTCGGTGAGCAAAGGGCAAAAGTAATGGGCAAGACAGAAGTTGTTGCCATATTTAAAAAAGCAAAAGAAAGTTTAAAAAGAGCAAATGAACGAAAAAAGAAAAAGGTGTGATACTTGTGAGTGTTATGACTGTGATTGCGAAGAATGCTCCTGTGATTGTCACAAAGAAGATGATGACATAGAGGGTGTTCCTGTTTAGATGATAGAGTTTCTTCTGATATTTATGATTGATAAACAAATTGTAAATCAGACACAAAGATTTAAAAGCATTGATAGATGCTTATATTTTGCAGAAAAACTGCATGACCAACCAGCTATACCAACAGAGGATGGAAATCAAAAAATAACTGCATATTGTAAACCTGTAAGGAAATAAAATGTTAGCAGAACTCGCAGCAGCAAATGCAGCATTCGGAGTCATAAAAAGTTTTATAAGCAACGGAAAAGAATTAGCAAGTTGTGGAAAACAAATCTCAGATTTTGTATTTGCAAAAGAAGAGATAGAAAGAAAAGCTAAGAAGCAAAGAGCCAAGGGTGTACGCACAAATGATTTAGAAGAGTTCATGGCTTTAGAACAACTGAAGCAAAAAGAAGAAGAACTCAAACAGATTATGATATATGCAGGTAGACCGGGATTATGGGCAGATTGGCAAAAGTTTCAAGCAGAAGCTAGAAAATCAAGACGATATGCAGAGAAGATGGCTCAGAAAAGAAAAGAAGAACTTCTTGAAATGATGGGATACAGTATAGCATTCATAGCCTTACTAGCACTTGGAGGCATGATATTATACTTTGTAGGTAAATGGACAGGTAAATTGTAATGGCACTTAAAAAATCACAGAGGTCTTTAGTTGCGTGGACAAAACAAAAATGGAGAACCAAGTCAGGTAAACCTAGTACACAAGGGTCAAAGGCTACTG